GTTTAAATATATTGCAACAGTTGCATTTGTTGTTCCAGTTCTTGAAAATGTACTAATAAAGTTTAACCAACTATTTATTTTCATATCGTTTGCAGTTATAGCTTGGTTGGATATGATTTGTTCAGTTAAAACACCTGTGCTTGTATAGTCTGTAAAATCTTGTAATAGTTCTCTAGTTCGTAAATCTACTTGTGCTTGTAAGCCACTATATTGTGAATTAGTTGCGTTATCGCCACTATTAGTGTTGCTAGTGTTTTCTAAAACAGTATATTTATCAGGTTTTAATAACCCTGCGTTTGTACCATCTGCTAAAGGTAATGTTGCATCCGTTCCTGTTGAACTCGTTACAATTCCGTTTGTTGGACTTGGTGTGTATGCTAAATCAGTTGCGCCTCCTACATCGTCAGTAGTAGCTAAAGTGTAAGTGCCTTCTGCTTTATCAGGAAAAACAAAATCCCTTTGCACAATAAGTTGGTCTATGCTAGAAGTTAATGGAAATGTTAGAGTAGTTAAAAGGTTATTTCCTGTATTTACTAAATCTTCATTTTGAACTTTAAAACCAATATACTCATTTCTTTCTGCAAGAATTGCCATTTGACAATTTGTCTCTAACTCCGAAACTGAATTAAGCTGAATTCCTTGAGCAGTATAAATGCCTCTAGGCCCATAAACATCGTGTTCCATTGTTACTAAAGGAGATAAACCAATGTCTTTTTTTAGATTTAAAGTCCAATCTCCATCCCTTACTATAATATCGTCAGTTGTTTCATTCCCCTCCGTTGTTACTTCTTGTAATGTTGGAGTTGCACCACCACCCAAAGCAGAAACTTGAACTTTTTTACTTGTGTTTGTCGATATATCAACAATTTCTAAGACATCATCACTTGCAGGAGTTCCAATATCTGTTAACTCCGTAATTTTTACATTTGCCATTATTGTATAATTCTAAATTGATTATCTTCTGTTATTCTAAATAAACCGTCTTGTGTAATTCTAAATGAAACTTCTTCTGTAAATCCTGCATCCGCTAAATTTGTTATAAAATACGCTTCGTTTTCTTCTTTTCCCGAAAAATCTATTTTAAAACCGTTTAAATCTGAATGAGAACTTCCTGTTGCATAAGCTAAAGAACCTGCTTCTAAACCATTGTATAAACCAAATATTCTATACTTACCGTTTCTGTCTAAAAATATAACACGATAGTCTTTAGTTTGTAATTTTGTTAATTCAAAACCACCCTCAGAACCTTGCAACGTAAGTGTTATTTTTTGGTCGTGATACTTACCTCCTGCTTCTGTTTCCATTGTATCAGTTGCGCTTGGACTTGCTACAGAATAAAATGGATAAATAGTTGTTGCAGGAAACGTATCTAATACATTATTCGTTGTTATAATCTGACTTCTTGAATATTTCACGTATGGAAATAACCAAATATTAGACAAACCACCTTGACTATCTTTGCATTTTCTTAAATAATTACTATTTACAGAGATACAACTCATAGTAAAAAATCGTTATTACAGTAATAACCACAACTTGCATCGTTCAATTTCCAACCTGCTGTTACTTTTACGTTTCTATTTGCATTAACTTCGTCTTGAATTGTTTTATATTCAACTAAATTATTGTTACAAATCCATTTGTTAAAGCGTAAAATGTACATTTGAGAAAGCGCATTGTACTTATTTGATAAAGAAAGTACTTCTTCTCTAGAAACTACTTCGATATTTTCGCCAGTATGCTTATAAATACCACCATTATTGACCATATATTGCCCGATTTCAATGTATTCAGCAGTAGATTTATACTTTGTTATTGGTTTTACATAGTTATCGTATAAAGTCAAGTACAAACCTGTTAAAGTATCAGCTTCTGCAGCTTCGTAAATCTTATTATACAATTCACTTCCCAATAAAGGTTCAATAACTGTTAATTGCGTGTTTGCAATACAAAAAAGATACTTATCTACATCAACATTACCACCCATTATGGTAGTTGATGCTATTTCTTCGGGTGTTATAAATAAAAATTCCATAATATTAAATTGAATGTGGTGCTATTCCTGCTATTCCGTTTGCTCTGTCCTTTGTTGCATCATCTATTGCAATAGGGTTTCTTGGGTCAATCTTAACGTCTTTAACTCTATATTTTAATTTTTCCCAATAATGTTTACAAGTTCCTGCTGTAAAAGTCGAACTTAACAAACCTCCGCCCTTATATTTCCAAATAGAATAAGGGTTGTTTGGAAAAGGATGCATTCCAAAACCTGCGTTTACAACTTTATCGCCCATTGCTTCAATATCTTCCCTTCTGTATATTTTAGCTGCTGAAATCATCCTACGACAAAATTCTCTTTCGGGATTTGGATTTCCTGCATAACGATAACGTGTTAAATAAAAATCTGTATCGTAAATTGATTTATTTAATGGTGTTGCAGTTCCAGTACTTGTTGAAAGCGTTAATGCTTCTTCTTCGTCATAATCAACTGGTGCAACACTTTCTAATTCGTAACCATCAATCTCTGCATCCATTCCCATTTCGAGGAATAAATCTAAATCAGTCTTTTTTTTTTCTTCTGAAAGCGTTAATGTTACTTCTTTTAACGGTTTAAAAAACAACTGTAAATTAATTCCGTAAAAGCGCAATATTTCTTCAATACCGTTTAAAATAAATTGTTGTTTTGGTGCAATAACGAATTTAATTAACTGCTCTCTAGCTGTATCTAATTCATCTGCATTATTTCCAAAACCTGTGTTATCTTTAATACCAAAAAGAATAGGAGATACAACACGATGAGAAGTCATTATCTGTTGTCTGCTTTCGCTTGTTAAATATTCCCATTGTTTATGAGCATCATTAACTGTTAAAGGTGTTACTGTAATTTCTGCATCTCTACCGTTGAATGATAGCACGAATTTACCAGCGTTTGAACTTCCTGTTAACTTTTGTTTTATCTTACGTTCTAAATCGTCTTTTTCATCTTCTGACAAAGAATTTCCATCAGGAATATTAATTATGTAACCAAAAGACAAACCGTTTTTAATGTGCGAAATATAATAGTTAGATATTTCCTCCTCCATTTCACAATAAGGCAAACCACTTAAATAATCAGGGTCTGAAAAATATGTTTTACCTGCTTTGTAAGGCGCACCATTATAAATTTCAATATCATCTTTAGAAGTTCCAAAACTTGCAAAAGGAATAGGTTTAAACTTAGTTGTATTGCTCCAATCTCGAGAATAAAAGTAAGTGTCAATTTCTTCTTCTTCATTCTCTTTATGTGGCGCAACTCTTTCTTTAGGTAAATGTTTAATAGTAGCTAAATCATCGCCTTTTTTATTTCTTATTACTTGCGCTGAAAACTCATTAAATATTACAAAGTCTGAAACAATACGTTTCAAATCTTCATCTTTTAGAATTGTTTTAAATCTAATATAATCATTAGTGCTAGTAAAGGCGTTTTTAACTCCGATACCTTGACCGTAAATCATATCTACATAGGAATTAATAATAGCAGAGTTGGTAACGCTACCATTATATCTGTCAATTAAGTATCTGTAAAACCCATTATTTTTACCATTTAAAACCCATTCTTTAGATTGTGTTTCTTCAACCTTTGGTCTTATGTAATTATTAAGCTGTATTAATCTAATATCGTTTGCCATTAGTAGTAATATACATTATTAGTCAATTTATATTCTTGTGGTTGTTGTGAAGTAGCAAATAATTTACCTCTGTAATATATTTCATTTGTTTCTGAAATTTTTATCGTAAATCTGTCGTTTTCTAAAAATGTAAAATCAAAACCAATAGTCATTATACCGTCGGTAATGCTATACCCAAAATCAATATCTTCTGATAATTTTGTAGCTTCATTGTAAAAATTTAAAACAGGTGTTTCAATATTATAATTTCTAGGTATTATAAAAATATTGTGTGCTGTGTCATTTGGATTTACTACGTTCATATTATAAGAACAAAATTTTGCAGTTTTTGTTACAAAAAAAAAGACTTTGAATTAACAAAGTCTTTTTAAACTAAACACAAAAAATATTAAACTAAAAGCAAAAAGTCTGCTATCGTTCCTGCATCCAACTTAGGAGATAAAGCACCCGTAGTTGCAACTCCAGTTAAAGTGTAACCGTTCATTTCAGTTTTTGCGCCACCTGTTGATTGTGCTACTGAAAAATCAATACCATCATCAATTCCTAAAGCGTGGTAAACTCCGTTTCTGTCTTTTATAACAGCCATTGGGAAACCATAAGCTAAAAGGTTCATTTGTAAAGAAGTTGCAGCATCAATTTTTTTCAATACTATTGTCATAGTTTGAGTATTAACCGAAGTACCACTATTTCTGTCAGGAACTAAGTTTTCATCAACTTTATTTCCGTCGCCTTCAATTTCGTATTGGTAAACAGTTAGTAAAAGTGGGTTTATAGCTGTTGCTACACCCGCTGCAACCGTAAAAGGATTTTCTAGGAAATTGAATAAATACAATGTACCCAATCCACCTAAAGACTGCTTACATTGTTTTAATCTTCCTGCTGTAATATCACAAGCCATATTATTATTATTTTAAATAAGGGGAGTATCCAAACTCCCCTAGTTATTAACTATGCTATTGGTCTTGCCCAAACAATCTCCTCTGAGTTGTAGTATTGAACTCCACCAGAGTAAACCATTTTCATACGGATTTGACCTGTTAACAATCCGATTTCATCTTCGTCAACCATTGCGATTTGGTTAAAGTCTGCTTCTAAACCTGTTCCGAAAACTAAGTTTTTAGCTTCTGCAATAACGATAGTACTTGCAGGTAAACCATTAACTTCAGTTAAAAGGTATCTACCAAAACGCATTTGTCTTTCTTCTGCTCCTAAACCGTTTGTGATTGCTGGAGTAGTTAAAGAGAAACTGTAAAATTGGAATACATCAGGAGAAACCATTACGTTAAGAGTTTTTCTTCTTAAAGGTATTGGAATAGCTGCTAATGCTTTTTTCAATTCAGTTACTACGTTAGCTTCTGTTACAGTATCAACATCAACATCGATAACCGCTGCATCTGCTAAAAACAATTTTAAGAAACCATCCCACTCATTAGTATTTGTGCTATCTCCATTCCAAATGATGCTATCAACATCCTCAGCAGTTTGTCCTAGAACTTCTACTTGGATTGCTTCCATAATATCAGCAGGTGCATTTGGATTTGAAGCACTTGCTCCCATTGTTTCTTGTGACCAAGTTGCTCTGAAATCTTCTTTACAAACTTGTAAATCATTTTTAAGTTTAACAGGTGCTAAAGTTCTTTCGTTAAGCGTAATTGCTCCCTCAGGTGTAAAACCACAAGTATAAGCAGTTGTTCCGTCTGTGTAACGTATTCTACGCATATTTAATTGATAACCTACATTTGGTGCGATTGTAACCAATCCTAACCTTAGTGTATCTGCTTCTTTGAAAGTCTTACCTATAATTGCTCCTGCCTCTTTCCCTGCATAATTCGAGCTAACGTTTGTTACTGTTGCCATTTTGTTATATTGTTATTATTATTATTAAACTGCTGTAAATGTGATTGAACCTGTTGCTGCTCCAAAACCATCAACATAGTAATTTGTTCCGTCAGAAACGATGTTGATATAATCTCCTACTGTTTCTGCTGATGCTACAAATGAAATTGTATTTTCATTAGCTGCTTGTACAAAAACGCTGTTAACGTGTGCGCCACCTTGAATGACTGCTGTTGGAGATACGATTGTGAAATTAGTAGTTGCGAAAGCTGCTCCTACTACAAATTTTGCGTTAAATCCTTCAACTGCTACCGATGGTAATGTTATTACTTTTCCTGCTGCTGCTGAAAGTGTAAATACTTTTGCACTATCTCCGCTACCTAATGTTTTTGCTGCTGCTAATGTTTCTGTTCTTAATAATTGAAATTCAGCACCGCTTAAAGTTGTTCCTCTTGTACTCATTTTTAGTTATTTTTAATGTTATATAAAATTCTTTCGCCTTTTGTCATTTTAGATAAGTCAACTGTCGTGTTGTTCAAAGGTTGTTTAATTCCATTTGAAGCAGGTGCTTTTCCTAATTCTTCAACTTGAGATTTCAATTCAAAAATTGTAGCTTGTTGCTCAGAGTATTTAATCAAAATAGATTTGATTGCACTTTCAATTTCACTTGCTATTTTAGCATCGTTTGAAACTTTACCGTCTGTCATATCCATTGGTGCATTTTCGTCAACAACTTCTTCTTCTTCAACCATTTTAACCTCTTTTGCTATTCCTTCAACTTCAACTATTAAAGTTGTACCATCTTCCAAAAGGTGTTCTCCAACTGGAACAGGAACACGAGTTCCATCTTCTGCTGTTATCCAAACACTTTGGTCAACCATAATCATTTCGCCATCAAACTCTAAAGTTAGGCTACCATCGGCAAGTTTTACACTGCCTAATTTTAACTCAACTTCTTTAGGATTTAACGCAAGTTTAATAGCGTTTGGCAAATCTTTCAAAAGTTCCATAAAACTTTTTTCTTGTTCTTTACTCATTGTTATATTTGTTTTTAAATTCACTTCTTCTAGTGAAAGCATAGCATCGATTGAAAAGCCTTGAACTTTTCCTGTCTTAACATAGTCATTCCAAATCTCGTCGCTATCAACTTTCATAACTGCAACCCAACTTCCTTTTTTACACTTCAAACCCAATGCTACCGAAGTATCAATTTTCTCGTCACGAACTAACCAATTTTCTGTGAAAGTTACACCATCAATAATTTGGTTTGTATCGTGTTCAATAGTTGAGTTTGAATTGTTTTTATTTTGAGAAAAACCGTAACATAAATCCTCAACTGTTTGCTCATCAAAAACGATATTAAATTCCTCTCCGTTTTGATTTCTGTAAATTGGTTTATTAGGTTCTAAAACCAAACCTGCTAAAATTCTTTTTTCCTCGTTTACCGTAGCAAATTGAATTTTCTTTTCATCTTCTGAAAGCGCAACAAACAAACCTTCCATTGCTGGGTTTTCAACTAAAGAAATTCCGAAAACTCCTTTGTTTTTTTGTCTATTGTATTTAGCTAAATATGTTTTCATATATTATATAATTAAATAAAGTTGTTTTTGTTACAATTTAGCAGAAATTTACAAAGTTGCCCTATCTATAATGTTTCTGTCTAAACTTTGCGCTGTTGATACTTGCGATGCTACAACGTATGCTTGTACTGGTCTACGTTCTGTTGCCAAGCCTTCTGCAATTTGATTACTTCCTGTTCCTTGAACTAAATTAAAAGAGGGTGCTGGTGCGCCTTTAGCACCAGAGTTATTTCCTCCACCTGCGCCTCCACCTCCACCACCTAAAGCAGCTAATGCTTTTTGTGTTGCAACTAATGATGATGCTACATTAAGACCTAACGAAACATTATTACTAGCAACTAATGCAGCTGCTATACCTAATGAAGCACCACCTGTTGAAAAAGATAAAGCAGCTCCTTCAGCAGTAGCTTTTACATTTGATGCAGCGGTAGTAATAAACATTTTTCCTATTCCTATTGCATTTTCAGCAACAATAGAAGCTTTTTGTAGTGCTTTATTTTTACCCGCTATTGCTCCAAGTAACCCAACTGCGCTAGAAGCTAAATTTATTTGAGCATCTTGTAATGATTTTTTCTGCTCTAAAACCCTTTTAGCTATTTCTATTTCTTTATCAGCTGCTGCTTTATCCTCTGCCTCCTTTTTATCTGCATCAGTTTTTTTAGCAACACCCATTCTAATTAAATGTTCCTCGTTTAATTTTTCAATTAAAGTTTGTTTTTCTAATTCAGTTTCTGCAATTCTTTCAATTTCTAAAACTTGATTTGCATAATCTAATTCCTCTTTTTTAACAGCTGTATCAGCTAAACGATTTGCCTTTTCATCATCGTATCTTTTGTTTAAATCTACTATTGCTTTATTATGAGCTTCCTCTAAATCTATTTCCTGTTGTTGTAAGTCTAATAAAAATTTATTTCTGTCCTCTTTAGATAATTTATTATCTTCTAAAACAATTTTTCTTTTTTCATCAATAGAACCTTTTGAAAGTTTTAATTGATTTTCTACAAAAGTCTTTTCTGCCTCAAATGCTGTTTTTATTTTTTCTGCTGCAATTTTTTCTTGTTCAATTAAATCTAAAGCAGCTTGTTCATTTGCTTTTTTAGTATTATCAGTTTTAGATTGTAAAATTTCAACTTCTGCGCTATTTATTATATCTCTCCTTTTATCATAACTACCTTGCAAAATTTTATTTGCGTTTTGTAAATCTTTATAAGATGCGTTGGTTAATTTTTCCTGTGCTGCGATTGCTTCCTCTGAAACTCCTTTTGCTTTTAAAACTGCTAATGTATTTCTTTCACGAATAAAAGTGTTTGATGCTATAACTGCATTAGCACGATTAACAGCAACTTCTTCATTAGCGTATTGCAAAGTCAATCTTCTAATTTCCTCAGCACTTGCTCCACTTGCTTTTGCTAATGCTAGTAATTGATTGTTTTTAACTTTTAACGCTTCCGAACTTTGTGTCGCTTTTGCTGTTTGGTTTTCTAATTCTTTAGTGTGCTTTTTTGTAGCAGCCATTGCAGCTTCATTAGCAGCTGCGCTATCCATAAAAAACTTAATCAATAAATAACCTGCTGCAATTACAGCAGCGATTGCAGCAACTAACAATCCAATAGGGTTAGCAGCCATTGCAGCGTTCCAAAGACCTTGCGTATATGCAAGCCCCTTATTAACAACAGACATTATTTTTCCCTCCTTAGATAAAAGGGAACTATTTAATGCAGCTCTTAAGACAGTACTTCCCAATCCATTTGTAGCTTTATCTAAAGCATCAGTTGCGCCAGTTGACTCTAATATTGCATCCCTAGATGAGTCAAAAGTTTTCTTTGTAACAGCATTTGCTGAACTTAAAGTTTCAACTCTCGTAGTAAGTTTAGCAATGTTTGCTTCGGCTTTTTCGCTTCCCTTTGTACTAACAACAATATTTATTTGCTTCTCAATCATTTTTATTATTATTTATAATATTCCCATTTATAATTCCCACTTGTTTTTGATTTTCCTATTAAACAATTTCTTATTGCTGTTGGGTGTTTTTATTTCTTTTTGTTAAGCCATAATCTCTTTATTTTAATTTTAAATTGCCAAAACTTTGTTATCTTTTCGTGCTTCCCTTTTGCTATCTCGATGCATTCGCCACCACCGTAATAATCTAAAGTTTGCAATAATTCAATTATCTGTATCATATTGTTATTGTGTTGTCAAAAGAGTTAATTAAATTTAACTTTACTTCGCCTGTTAATAGGTTTAAATTAAAGTTATCAATTCTATAATAATCTTCTTTGATTTTAAGAACATCGTTTAATTTTAACTTTGTCATTATATCGACTGGTAAAAATGCTGTAAAAGTAAAACTTCTACGCTTTATATTAAAAATAGCATTAATATAATCATCGTAATAAAGGTTATAAAGGCTATTTGTTATTATTTCGCCATTCCATTCGCTAAATTCAGAACCAAACACAGTAGAAAATTCCACATCTTCAAGTGTCATTGTATGCGACGGAATATTTATTGCAGAACTAATTTGCGTTTTTGTGTTTGTATCATCAATAAAAGCCATTGGCTTGTCTGTCATATTAACAGCTATCAAATAACAAATATGAGGAGCAGGAACTACCGCTTCAATTTGCTCATTAAATATACCAGCGTATTGGATATTGGTAAGAACATCATCGTTTAAATCAATCAATCTTTCGTAAACAAATTGTTCAAAAGGTAATTCTAAAGTAAAGCTACTTCCTTCAATCTTGTTTCCTTCGGCATCTTCTAATATTGCAACTTCATCGCCATAAGCCTCGCCTGTATTTAATAGGAATTGACTATTTAATAAAGTAGTAGGAGGTTGGAACTTAAAAGATATTTCGTTTAGTAAATTTCCTCTTTCAACTGTGGTGCTATCAAAGTTTACATATTTCGTTACATCATAAAAACCACCATCGGCATAGAAACTAACAAAAGTGTTTACATAAATATCGTTATATTCGTTTGCTATAACTACCAACTTAAACATCGAAAATAAGCCTTTTAAGAAGTCAATTACTTTTATGTTAGGCATATTTTGATTTACAAAAAACGTCGAAGTAATTACATCGTTTGTTGCGTAAACTTCATAAAACAAAATAGGTACTGACGGTCTTTGTATTAAAACATAATATTCAGCATCAAACTCAAAAGGTTGTGAAGTAGTTACAGTAAAAAATACTACTGCTGGTTTATTGTTTTCCGACCTTACAGAAATTGTCTGAGTGCCTCCTAAAAATGTTTTTGAACTTACTTTTTCATTATTAACATAAATATTAATTGTGTAAGGTGCTGTTGTAAATCCTGCATTTGGTATTATTGTTGCTTTGTGTAATATTCCGCTAACAGTAAAAATAGCAGGATAAGTAGCTTCATCAGTTGTAAAATCAAAATAAGGATTTGTACCCGTTGTAAAATTTATTCTCTTTTCAAATGATACTACTTCATTACTATTATTTAACCACATATATAAATCTTCAAAGGAAGCATCTCCAAAGAAATCATTTGAAAAAGTAAAGTCGTATTTTGCAGCAATAGCTTCTACAATTCTTGCAATTTTTAAACAAGGTTTTAAATCAGACCATAAAACTCCAACATCAGCACCGCCACCCCAAGCAATGTTAGCTAGAGTTTCTGTATTATCATTATTAGTTGCATCGTCTTTATAAAAGTATTGCTTTTTACCAAACATAGCATACTTTAAATCTCCACTAAATAATTCATTCGTTAAACCTGTTTCAACATTAGCTGAACTATAAGTATGGTCGTAAGCTGTCAAATCCAACTGAGCCAAAGTATCATCTCTAACTTTGTCTTTTATGCTTACTAAATTACCTGTAAAATTAATTGTGTAAGATGTTGGACTTCCTGACTTTAAGGCTACTTTAGTTAAAGTAAATTTTCCATTCTTAAAAGGTAAACCATCAATCTCAATAGTTCCTGCTACTGGTGTTCTTGCATCAAAACCATTCTCTAAAGTAGCATTGTAATAATGCTTAAAAATATTGTTGTTTATATCGGAAGCAGGAACGGTAAACGATTGTGTAAAATCAGTTGTGTTTTTAGAAATATCATTTATGGAAGCAACCGAACTTGTTAAAGAAATATTCTCGTCTTTAAACAAATCTAGTTTATCAGCACCGATGTATATTTTAACTATCATTAGATATTGTTAATTTCATTAAAAGCGTATTCAAATTCGCATTCGTAATTAATCAATCTGTCTTTTTGCCTTGTTTTATATTCTAAAGATTTAGAACCTAAATTAATTGGTGTGTAAATTCCATCGGCAAACATCCAAACTCTAGTGGATAAAAACAGCTGCTTAAAAGTTTCGTTTAAATCCTCAGAAACAAAACCGCTATTGATTTTAAATGCAGATTTGCCTTGAACATTGTATCTAACAAATTGGTGGTTTCCTGCTAAAGGTTGTCCGTTATCGCTTTCGTAACTTTCATTTGTAACAGTTAAATTTTCTGTCTTTGCTTTAAAGAATGGTAAGATTTGCATTTCGCCTTCCTTATTAAAAAAGCAAACATCAATAGGAGTGTATCTACATTCATCTGTAATTAACAATGTAATTACTTCATCATTAAAAGTTACTTCGATATACTCATCCGTAATAGCTTCTGAAACATCAACCCAAATGTTTTGAATTATTGCACCGCTATCAAGTGTGCCAACTTCGGTTAAAGTATAATCTATTTCGTTGCTAGGATATGATATTACTGTTATTGCCATTATACTATTGTTAATTCGTAAATATTAGAGTAAGCTAAAAAGTTATTAATAACATCGTAAGCGTAAATTTGAACATCATAATCTCCTGCTACTAATGGAAGCGTTATTGCAATATCAGGAAAATCATCATAAGTAAATAAATCATCTCCTACTATCCAATCCGTTGAAGGTTGCAATCTGTAACGATATTGCAAATCATCATATAAACCATCTCTAGTATATGTTAAAGTGTACATTGGTGCTTCGTCAACAACGATGTTAGTTATTAAAAATTCAACAGGTGGATAAACTGGTTCTCCAACATATATTGGAATATTAAAAAACCCGTTGCGAGATACTTTAAACTCCGTTCCTTGCATTAAAATATTATTTGCAGGTATGGTTGTATTTTCGCCCTCCATTCCATAAGCATAACCTTTTAACGTTAATGATGTTGTAGTTAGTTTAGGCAAAAAGTCTGTTGGGTTTGATGTTTCATATCTTACTTGACTACGAACCCAAAGTTGATTGTTTGCATCGTATAAATCTGTAACAGTCATTGTTTGGGCTGTCAAGTTTATAAATGAAGATATTAACCTTGCAATATTAATTCTGTCATTACCTATTGAAGCAGTTGCATTTTGTTTTCTAATCTCGTAAATAGGTTCTGCTGGAACGGAAGTTTTTAACCCATCCCAAATAAAAACCTGCAAAGTGTAAGCTGTGCAAGTTAAACCCGATGTTGGAGATACAAATGGTATCGTTAAATAGTAAGGCGATAAGTTCTTTATCATTTCAAAGTGTATTTTAAAAATGTATCTAATTCTAAATTGTATGCTTCGACTAATTGCTCAGGTAACTTTTTAAACTCGTTTTCAAATGGTGTTGTAAAAAAGTTTGTTGTTTCAATTCCTTTATTCCAAATTGCTCTACGAATTAAAAAAGCAGTTTCTTTATAACTTAATAACTGACCTTTAACTCCTTTACCTTCTTTTTGTCTAAACTGTATTCTTTTTCTTTGAACCCAAGCATCAATCCCTTTTGTTAAACCTCCTTTAAATCCGCTTCCTGTTCCAAACTTAAACGGACTGTTTGGTGCTTTAGAACTTGAACTAACTCCTTTAACTCCTTTATCAACAAACTGACCGTAATCAGTCATACTAAACGAAAGCTGAAAACTATTTTTAGAAACGTTTAATTCGTAACTAATAGATTGATATAAATCGCCTGTGTTTTTTTTGCCTTTTTTAGTTAGGTTACTTCTAGATTGTTGAACTATGTTTTTTCCAAAACTATTTAATGCAGTTTGAACACTCATTTTATTACGTGCATAAATTAATAGTTGTGTTTGGAACTTCAACGTCGAATGATAATATCCAACCATCCAAAGTATTTGAACGCACAAAACTGTAAATATCTAAACTTGGACTTTCACTTGCTGTAATATTGTTTTGCTCAAAGTCAGTGTACATTTTTAACCACATACGATTTAAAATTGCTAAAGTTGTATTGTGATTATCAACTTCATTATCCTGTTCCCAAAACTTATTTGTTCTTATCTCTTTATTAATATCTCGAATGTCAAAGCAACCAACTTGAACGCTAAAATTTACAGTTGAACCATTTGTAAAACTTGCACCAGCAATAGCAATATGAACTAAAGGAAATATATTCATCTTGTCTAAATCCAAAAGGTCAAAATCGCCTTTAGTAACTGTATTTACTAAACTATCAGCTTCGGCTAAAGATTTTATGTAATAAAGTAACTCTGTGTATTGGTTCATATCTCTATTGAATTAGTGCTTTGTTTCATAACCGATGCTTTCATTTTCATTTTGTCAATCTTATGTGCTAGAAATAAATGTATTTCGTGAACATTTAACTTAACTATTTTTTTATAGTTTAATATATTTCCTTTTGCTAATTCATCAATGGTTGCGTACCATCCCCATTTGCGAAAGTAATTTGATGCTGTGTTTCCTTCGCTTGTTCCTCCTTCGTATATCTCTGGATATAGTTCAACAACTCGTTGGCTAAACTCGAAAAAAAAACCAATGCGCCATTTACAACTGACAAAGGCATTAACTTCATTACATCGCAAAGTTCCTCAGTTCCGTTATAGTCTTTAATTTTGTAATTACCAAAACCGTCAGCTTCTGTAATTGGTCTGAAAAGTATTGACATTGTTTTATGTAAATCTTCAATCTCAGTTGAGTATTTACCTAAGTCAAAATATTCAGCACCGCACATTTTGTCAAGGTTAGGAATAAAACCAAACTCTACTTTGTCAATAAAGAAACGTTGTTTAAATACTACGGTTTGTTCTAACGCTAAATCAATTTGCGCTATCATTTCGTTAATATCCTTAATAGATATTTGGTTTGCGATATTCATTTTAATACCTGTGAATATTGCTAACTTACGTTTGTTAAATGGGTATTGTTCCAAGTCCTCACGTTTGAGTAATTCTTGGTATTTTTGATATTGCTCTAGTGTAATATCATCTATGCTCTCAGGTAATAATACTTTCATATTATAAGAACAAAAAAAAGTTATTTTTGTTACAACAATTATCGGATTGTGATACCGAATGAACTGCCTAAGTGGTAAACTACATTGTAACGAATTGCATCGATGCAGTGATTAAATTTATCCACATATAATTTACTGCCTTTATCTAAATAAACATAGTTATTCATTTCTTTAACAATATTTAAACTATCGTTATCAACTATAATTTCAAAGTCTTGCATTAATGAAACACCAAACTCTATTGGTGGTTTATCGCATCGAACTATATTGTTTCCTTTAGCACGTAATTCATCAATCAATCTTCCTTCTGCATTATCTCCGATTATAAGTTTACGCATTGCGTGAGTGCTATTTAAAGAAGCTATCTCGCTTGTAGTTAATCTAGTTTTGCAATAATGCTCCTTTACATAAATCTTTTTTTGCTTTTTATCAATAGCAACTTCTATTAATGTAGTTGGGTCAATGCTATATCCATAATCTTGACCAAATGATGTTTGTAAGTTATCAGGATTGAAAGTTCCAATGCTCCAGTTGGTAAATACAACTCCTTCTGCTTTATCTAACCAACCTCCTAGTATAACGTGTTTGTATTTTGATGGGTTGCTTGTTTTAATGCGTTCTATTTGATTAATAAAACTTTCTGATAGATTTTCTTTATTATCTAAATATGTGGTGTGAATGTACGTTGTATCTTTACTTGTTGCATTACTTCCTTCCTGCACTCCTCTGCTTTCAAAAAAACGATTGTAAATAAAATGTTCTTTTGTTGCAGGATTTAGAATTAAGATAATACGGTTTTGAATTGTTTGATGTCGAATAGATAAATCAATTTTGTCAAATATATCTTCGTCAATTAGTTCTTCTGCTTCATCCAACACCCAAGTTGTAACACCAGCTAAAGATTTAAGGTTTGCAGTTTGTGTTCCGCTTCCTGTTTTAATTCCTTTAAATAAAATCTTTGAACCCGTTGTTAGATTTATAATTTCATCTTTAGTAATATAAAAATCATTCTGTAATTGTGCTGTTTCAATCTTATCTATAAACTCAGGAATGATTGAAATGTGAGCAGAAGTTAAAGTATAACGAGTAAACAAAATAGTGTGTCCGCTTTCGTATGTAAGTAAAAGCAAAAAGAGGTTAACGGAATAAGATTTTCCGCTACCTCTCCCTCCCGATACAATATAATATCTGCTGTCGCTACCTAATGCTTTATATTTATTCTTTACTATTATCAAACTTGAATAGTTCTTTTATATCAAAGCTGTTAAGATTGTGCGTTGTTTCAACTGTTTCTTTTGGTTTGCCATAAGTGTACTCTATAATTAATTTAGAAGCACTTATTTTATCTGCTGGTCTTGCATCTTTATCTTTAACTATATTAACTAAACAATTAATTGCGTGAATAGAATGAGGCTTCATTAAATCTCTAATTCTATTTTCTTCATCCTTTGATTTTCTTCCGTTTCCTGCTATTGCTCCTCCTTTTCCTGCCATCGTTTTTGTTTTGTTTAAACAATTATTCGCAAACTACTTTTGCTGTGTTATAATTCATATTACTAACTGGAAAATAATATCCATATACATCATTTAAACAATCAAACTTTGTAGCTTCTGAAAATATAAAAGTGTAAACTAATGAGCCACCACCAACTGGAGGTACTGCTCTATAATATTCTGTTCTGCAATCGCATTCTCCTGCTGCTCTTACTTTTTCCTCAGCTGAACAACTTAATAATAATGCGATAATCGGTAATAAAATTAATTTTTTCATAGTGTTTTAGTATTGGTTATAAACTTTGTCTAACTTATCAATCATTGAAATTAAAGGTGCTGGACTACAACCTGAGCAAGGAACGTAAACTTGTCTACTAAAAACAGAAGCATACAATTCACATACATATTTAACTTGTTCTGCTGAAAGTCTTATCGTTCTAACTTCCATAAACTCTTTCCATTGATTATATTCTAACTCTGTCAAACATCGTGCCTTTAATCTATAAGCGAATAAAACGTTTAACTTTTGTTTGCGTTCATCACATCCGCAGTCTTGACCGTCTACAAATATTTCAATTAACTTTTTAACTCCAGTTGCTTTTGTAACTTTTTCAATAGTATCTCCTAAGCCTTCTGATTTTCTTCTTGCCATTTAGTTTGTGCTTTAATTAATATTCTTCTAACAAATTGATAGTTTACGTTTAAATCTCTTTGTATTTCGTGAAACGATTTGTCGTAAGTCATTTCTATTACATCTCTTTCGTACCACTTTAATCTACCTATGAAATTAATTTCTTTGTCGTTTAATTCAAAAGTAGTTAACATATCTTTGAAATCGTAATCATCAATATTGATTGTTAAACTTTCTTTTTTAAGATGATTTAGAAATATATTCTTAATTGTAATTATTACATAGAAATCGTTTATCTCTTTTGTGCAATCCGATAATTTTATGTACATATCTTGTACTAAATCATCGGCTAGTGTTTTGTCTTTGCAAATATTAAAGGCTACCCTTCTCCAAAAATCATCTTTTTTACAAAGTAGTTCTAACATATCAATTAAATCCTAAAGTTTTTAATGCCAAAACACTTTTGATATGCTCAAATAAACTTTCGCTATATTCTAACTCATAGATCTGTCCGCTTAAAATAACACCGAGATAACCATCTTCGTTTACAAATACTCCCTGCGCTTGGTTCTCGTCAAAATGGAAGTCAGTTAAATACTCATCTTCATCTGTCAATCCGTACATAAGTAACTTTGCAACTACCATAATTGTATTATTTATTTTTATTTATAAAATAATCTGGGTATTTTTCTTCTAACCAAATGCTATCCCATAAATTATTTTCTGTCAAGTATTCTGGTGTTAAGTATATTGTTTTTCCCATAGCTCATATTTTAATCCTAACTTTTTAAATTTGTTTCTTACCTTTTGAATAGCATAGATAGAAATTCCACTATCCCGACTAAATTTTATTAAGCCTTCCTTAAATGAAAGTTCAAATATTTGTACTTCATACGATGTTAATTTGTTTTCCATTAAACAAATGTACAAATAAAAATATTTATAATGGTTACTTTATTCAATTATTTTTTTATATTTGTTGCTCATAGTTTTAAGTTTAGTTTAGTTCATTAAATGCTCGGTAGAAATATCGGGCATTTTTTGTCTTGTAAACCCAATAAAATAAGGCAAAGTAAAAATAAATTGAAAATAAACTTGAAAAAGTTTGCACAATCAAAATATGGTTGTATATTTGTACTCAGATAACAACAAATAAAAAAACAAATTATGAAAACTACATTTACATCACAAGATTTTAATATGATTAACGATTTAAAAGAATTTGCAAAAGCAATTAAATTTCAAATAACTAATGAAAATGATTTACAAATTTTATTAAAAAAATGGGTTAATCATAGAGTTAATTTAACTTCAGGACAAATGGATACAATGTTTAATAATTATCTAACTTCAAAACAACTTTAATATGAAACACTTTCTACAACACAAGAAACCGCAATTAACATTTGCATTTATTATTTTAATTTATTTTATAACACAAATAGCAAGAATATGAAAACAGCAATGCAAGAACTATTTAGCCAATTAGAATTAGAACATCCTAATTTATTTAATACAAATACTTTGGAGGGTAGAAAGTTTATAAACGATTATTATAAATTTTTTGAATTAGAAAAGAAACAAATTATTAATGCTTGGGAATTAGAGGGAGATGAATATGTTAGAAATGGTAAAGATTATTATGACGTAACTTTTGAAATAAAACAAATATGAAAAAATCTCACGGAGGCGCAAACAGAAATCAAGGTCGTAAATCGCCATTTGCAGAACTAACTAAAACAACTACTTTTCGCATTCCTATTTCACAGATTGATAATGTTAAACAAATAGTTAAAGATTATCTTCAACAATTTAAAAAACAATAATTTATAATCAATATAAACAACGCTTAAAAGTAAAATAAATTTTTTTATTCAATTCAATACCTTTAAATTTGTTTAACTTATTAAAACTAAACACTATGACAAAATTCAAAAACAACCCAGCAGACGAACACGATTTACAAGGCGATTTTATTCCAACAGGTTTAACCGCTTGTTTAGATTACTACAAAGATTTTGACGATTGCGATTATTTAGAAAACGCAATTTACGAAACTGATACTAAAATATCAAAAGCACTTGACGAGATACAATATTTGATTGACTATGCTAGAGTTGGTCACAATGATTTTTTAGCAAACAAACTTATAAACTTAAAAAACACTTTGAAATAATGAAAAAAGGAACACAAGTAATGCTCAACATAAATTCCTGCATTGGGGATTTAATATTCTCTAAACTATCGGATGAGAATTGGAAATTAAATGACAACCCTATCGGTATGGTTGGAACGATTTACAAAATAGGAAATAAGAAAATGAACTCTTTACCTGTATTGGTAATGTGGGCAAATGGTTTAACTAACTCTTATGAGTATAAAAACTTAATTGAACTATGACACCACAAGATAAAAAGGAACTGAATTTCATACTAACAACAGCCATAGAAATTATAATAGCAATGGCAATTACAACAACAATAATTTATTTAACAATTAAAATAATAACACTATGAACGATTTAATCAAATTTCAAGCTGAACAAATACTAGCATTACAAAATCGCAATAATTATTTGGAAAATGAATTAAAACAAGCTAAAACTATACTTCAAGAAATCATCAATGATTGGGAAGTTTTTAATGCCGAAGAAGTAAAGCCAAACGTATTAGATAAAATGTTTGATAACCCAATGGAGCAACTTGATAACTTACTAAAATAATTATAAACTATGAAAAACATTGCAACCGCTTTAGTAAAAGCACAATCAGAAATGAGCAACCCAAAGAAAGGTAATACAAACCCTTTTTTTAAATCAAAATACGCTGATTTAAACGCAGTTCGTGAAGCAGTAATACCAATACTTAACGAGAACGGAATTAGCGTACTACAACCGCTTGTTCACGTTGATGGTAAAAACTTTGTAAATACTATTTTACTTCACGAAAGTGGCGAAATGATGGAAAGTTTTACTGAAATCATTTACAACAAGCAAAACGATGCACAGGCGCAAGGTAGTGGAATAACTTATGCTCGTAGGTACGGTTTACAATCCTTTGTTTGCGTTGGTGCAGATGATGATGATGGGAATAAAGCAAGTCAACAACCTACAATTAATGTAGCACGTTTAGAAGAAAAACTAAAAGTTTGTACAAGTGTTGAAACATTAGCTAGTACTTACAAATCATTTACTCCTGCTGAACAAAAAGCAGTAGCCACATTAACAACTGAACTTAAACTAAAATTAACTAAATAATGGGACAAACAAGCGAAATGCACATAGCATTAAGAGCCGAAGAAATGGCAACAATGTACGAGCAAACTTTTACTAAAAAAGAGGCAGTACAAACAGGAGTTGAATTAGTAAAAAATTTACTAGAAAGCGGAACAGTAGACAAAATGCAATTTATGGCTAACCTATGCCGATTGAAAGAAGTTGTAAACTCTGCTGATACTGAAATGCGTAAACATTTACCACAAGAAAAATCAAATGTTTGGGGAGTTGAATTTACACCTGTAAACGGTGGTAATACAATCAACTATGCAGACGATGAAATTTACCAACAGTTAAAAGCTGATTTGGATGCACGTGCCGATTTATTAAAGTTGGCTCAAACACAAACGATAATTGATGCTTATGGTAACGATGTGCCAAAAGTATCAACAACACCAAGAAAATCATCGATAACAATTAAATTTTAAAACAATTAAAAATGGAAGTAGTAGGAAAAATTAAAATGATTGATGTCACTAAAGAAGTAGGCACAAGTGGGTTTAAAAAACGTGATGTAGTAGTTACGACAGATGAGAAATATCCACAAGATATTTTAGTACAATTTGTACAAGATGGTTGTGATTTATTGAATGGGTTTAAAGTTGGCGAAAACGTTACAATCGGTATCAATTTGAAAGGTAGAGAATGGATGAACCCAAAAGCAGAGTTGGTTTATTTCAATACTATTCAAGGTTGGAATATTAAGAAAGATACCAACGGAATAGATGCTACAAAAGTTCCTAACGCTTCGGAGTTTGAACTTGCAGAAAATTCTAGTGCTGATGACTTTTCCGATTTACCGTTTTAATCTAAAATTTAAACATTAAAGTAACACCTCCCGAAGTATAGGTTAATCGGTTTAAAAACTAAAAATTATGAAAACAAATTTAACAGCAGAAATTATTTATGTAACACCAGAAATAGCTTCTAATTATTTAAGATTTAATGATAAAAATAGAAAAGTATCAGAAAGAAATTTTATAAAAATTGTTAGTCAAATGATTAAAGGCGAATTTAAAGAAAATGGAGAATCTATTTCTTTTGATAAATATGGGATTTTAAAAAACGGTCAGCATAGATTAAAAGCAATAGTACATACAGGGCATTGTTATAATATGTGTATTGTTAGAGGTATTGAACCTGATGCTATGTCAACATTTGATACAGGTTCTAACAGAAGTCCAGCAGATGTTTTAACCTTAAATGGATTTCAAAACGCAACTAAAGTGGCTTCTTTAATTATTGTTATAAATAAATGGTTTAACACTAATTCAAAGTCAATTTCATTTAGTTCTGTTTCCGAAAAAAGACTAATGTCTAATCAAGATGTATTACAATATTGTCAAATTAACTATGAATGGCTCTCTGAAATTGTAAAAGAAAGCAATAATATTTATCAAAGACAAACTAATCCAAAAGTATTAACAAGTACACAAATTGCATTATTTGCTTATATGCTTGGCGGAGAAAACCCAAGTAAAGATATTTATGACTTCTTAAAAAATATTTGTGGAATTTCAAGAACAATGGATACAGCACCAGCTTATTTATTTACCAAGATTTTAAACAGTAAAACAAATAAAGAACCTTTAAATTCTTACTGGTTATTAGGAATGACCGTAAAAGCATATAATTATTTTATTGACGGAAACCCTGCTATAAAATATTTTAAATTTAGTGTTGAAGAAAGTTTGCCTAAAGTAAAATATTTAACAACAGTTTAAAATGAAAATAGAAGTAACAACCTCAATATCTAACGGAATATTCAACCGTAACAGAAACACCGTTTTAAACGCAATAAAATCATTCGAGGGTAAAGAGGTTGTTATAACTATTGACAAGGTTAAAAAACAACGTAGTATACAACAAAACAGATATTATTGGGGTTTGCTAGTTCCTTTAATGCAACAAGGAGCAAAAGATACTTGGGGAGAAACTTGGAGCATTGACAAAGCACATAAACATCTTTCGAAACTATTTGTGTTTCACGAAAGCGTAAATGAAAAAAACGGTTTGATTACTCAAACACCAAAATCAACAACTGAATTAACAACAACAGATTGGGAAGTTTATACAACTGAAATTAGAATTTATCTATTGCAAGATTTTGATATTAACGCACCCGAACCTAACGAAGATTTAACTTTAAAATTATGACAGTAGATGTTTATGCATTTCACAAAAAAGGATTGAAACCACCAATTAAAAAGACTATGTCATTTGGTGAGTTTCATAAATTAAAAAGCAAAGATTATTATTTTAGAGCATATCAAGTTAATTTTAATGTAACTATTTTATGAGAAACAAAACAATAAATGTAGTATCCCTTTTTAATGGAATGAATACAGGCAGACAGGCTTTGGAAAATCAAGGCTTTAAAGTAGGTAACTATTACAGTTCAGAAATTAAACCTTATGCTATTGAATTAACACAACACCATTTTCCCGACACTATTCAAGTTGGTGATGTAACCAAATGGAGAGAGTGGAATATTGATTGGAAAACTATTGATTTAGTATTAAGTGGTTCACCGTGTCAGGATTTATCAGCAGCAGGAAAAAGAGCAGGAATACACGGAAGTAGAAGTAGTTTATTTTTTACCTTTGTTGAGATATTAGAACATATAAAATTATTAAATCCTAATGTATTATTTTTACAAGAAAATGTAGGAAGTGCAAGTAAATTAGATGTAGGAATAATGAGTAGAACTTTAGGTGTTTATCCTGTAAGAATTAATAGTAGTTTATTTACTGCACAATTAAGGGATAGATACTATTGGAGTAATATAAGAACTCGACAAGATGGAATGTTTGGGGATATTATTACTGATATACCACAACCAAAAGATTTAAATATTTTTTTGAAAGATATTATTACAAGTGGTTTTGTTGAAGTAGAAAAGCATAGTTGTTTAAATACAGGTAGTGGAGCTGAAAGTAAAAATCAACAATATTTAAAACATAGAAATGAAACTACAGGAATGATTACTTTAATTAAAGAAGATAAAGTGGTAAGAACGGTAAACAAAATTGAAATGTGCAGATTACAAGGCTTTTCTGATGATTATTGTGATATACTTACAACTGTAAAAGCAGGAAGTTTATTAGGTGATGGATGGACTTTACCAATAGTGGAACACATTTTTAGTTTTATACTATGATTAAAGAAAAAGTATGCAAAGGAATTGGAATTGCAATCGGTTTCGGTTGTGGTAAATTAACTAAAGTTGAAAACCGTATTTACGGACTTGGTAAAATGTGCGGATGTTATTCAGATTGGCTTTTAAATTCTGAAAACGGTAAAATAAAAATGGCTAAATCGATTTTAAAGATACAGAAACCACGTTTAGACTTTGAGCAAAAGCAAGTAGAGAAAACAGAATTAACTCGCTTAAAACTAATGTTAAACAATACTAAAACAAAAGTTCACGCTTACGTTAGAAATAGAGATATAGGTTTGAATTGTATTTCCTGTAACACTCCTTATTCAGATGATTTTCAAGCAGGTCATTTTTACCCAGCAGGAAACTTTGAAACGCTAAAATTTCACTTGGATAACATAAACGGTCAATGTGTTCAATGCAACTTATTTAAAGATGGAAATTTTGAAAATTACTCTTTGAATTTACCTAAACGGATTGGTTTAGAAAATTACCAAAATTTAGTACAATTAGCAGAAATAGACAAGCAGTTTCAAAAAGTTTGGACTGTTGAAAAATTAAAAGAAATACAAAAACTTTTAAAATGAAAAACCCTCCCGAAAAACCATACACATTAAAAGAAGTTTCTGCAATTCACAACATACCTATTGACACGTTAAAATATCGATGTGTAAGGCGCAAACTTCGACCAAGTGTTATAAACGGTAAGTATATGTATAATTTAAGCTATAATGAAATGATTTCAATATTAAATAATGATAGTAAAGTTTACTTAATACCAGAAATAATATACGTTCATACAACTTGGTTAATATTAGAAAGTAAAATAAATAGGAAATAAACAAAATATTTTGTATATTTGTAACGTTGAAGCACTACCAACAGGAAAGCATTGAGGCAATAGCCTTAACCGACAAACCCTAATTTGATAGTAGTGCATCATTTTAGGGTTTTGTCATTTTAAAAAATAATATTATGGACTATTTTGAACTTATGCGTAATTTTTGGGATTTCACTTTTGAAAACCCTGAAAAAATCAAACCTAACCATTGTGCTTTATACTGTTTTATTGTAGAGCATTGTAACAGATTAGGATGGAAAAAAAAATTTGGACTTCCAACTACTATGACAAAAGATGCTATTGGCATAAGAAGTTATAATACCTATATTAATACTTTAAATGAATTAGAAAATTTTGGACTAATACAATTAATTGAAAAATCTAAAAATCAATATTCAAGTAACATAGTTGCTATATTAAATTTTGATAAAGCAAAG